AGTTGAATTACTTCTGTGTCGTTCATTAAAATAATGAGTAAGTTAATGGGCGAGGATGAAAGTTCAGGTCGCCACGATACACTATATAGTCTTCACTATTTTTAATTGTCCTGTTATTGGATCGAATACAGTCTGATGACCTGACTCTGATAGCCGTCTAATATTGTTTGATGCATCAGCCTTTGTTATACCTAGTTGTGGTATCAATTGACCGTCATCACCTAATCTAAAGCCACCTGTATAGTCAGTTTTGTGTCCTGAATCTCTTAGTCGTCTTATATTATTAGCAGGTAAATTTTTAGCTAGTTTTTTCATACCAGAAAGTAGTTTACTAGGATTCTTATATCCACCACTACCATCTTTACCGTATTCTTTAATTAGTAATGGTAGCATCATATCACGAAGAGTACCTCCTACATTCTCTCGTTGCATAGAATCTTTTATGTTAGCTTGTGGACCTATCTGTAAATTTTGTTTTATCTTTGTATCCTTCAGAGGTAAAACACCTTCCCTTACACCTTTGATAACTCTACCCATTGGTTTGAAGTTAGGTAGCTGCGGTCCTGCAGATATTTTCCAGTCTGGATGACCTGGTACATTACCTCTACCATAACTATCATCATTACCTAAAGGTCCACCAGTTTTTCTGATGTTATTAGCAGGGTCAATCATCATAGCTTTAAGAAACTCAAAGTATCTTTGACCATCCTTCTCTGTACCATAAACAGCTTCACCTCTACCAGGATTAGTAACTGGTGGTTTATATAATGAATAAGGAGATTCTCCTCGTCCAGCACCAGCTATTTGAAGTAACTTATGTTTAACTCTCTCTTGTACTATTTGGTCTGTTGTATCTATTGCCATAATTAAAAGTTAACATTAGATCGTTCGAGTTTCTTCATTACATCTTGTCTATATGCAGAGTCTCTATCGTATCTAGGATCACTCATAGCCTGTACGACTTCTGCTTGACTACGGAATTGATCTCCACTTTGTTTAGGAGCATTACCTGTTAGCATCTTACCTTCATAACCTCTAGCATCATTATACCTATAAGATAAAGCACGAACTGCAAAGAATGCAGCTAGAGGATTACCTTGTTCCATAACTTGATCAAACATTTTTACTTCTTGTTCATTCAAGTTTTCATTAGCCCACCTCAACATATTATCATAAGCCTTATCTCCACCAGCTACGTTCTTTAAGGATTGTACCTGTTGTTCTGAGAAGTCTTGTTTCTCTGGTTGACGTTGACTAACTTCTTGTCTGTATTGAAGATGCATCTTAGCTAAATCTTGTGGATTAGCTTTTTGTAATTTACTTAGTACTTCATCACTAAATTTCTCACCAGATTGAGCTTCTTCCCACAGTTCATCTAAAACATTAGTTTCTTTACTATCTTTCTCAGCTTTATTCGTTTCTTTTTCGTCTGTTTCTTGCTTAGAAGATTCGGTGTCCCCAGCTTCTTCGCTAGTTTCAGAGCCTTTTTCTCCAAGTTTTTTCTGAAGTTCGACGTAAGCACTTTCTAATTCCTGTGCGTTTTTATACTTACCAGCAAGTAATTGTTCTTGCTGTTCTACCATTGCTTCTCCTACTTGGAGAGAATCCTGCTCATCAGCATTAAGATTCTCTTCAGTAGTTACAGTATCTGTACCTGCATCATATGTTAATGTTTCTGCCATAATTTATTGTGGTGGTTGAGGTGGTTGTCCTTCTTGTTGTTCAGTTAGTTGTGGATTCTTAGATGGATCAAGCATAGGTGCTTTCAATATATTAGGAGTCTGTTTAACAGCTTCCATTTCTGCTTGTTGTTGTATTGCTTGTTGCTGTTCTTGTTGTACTTCTTGCATACTCTTAACAAGATTCAATACATCTATACCTTGAGCTGCAGCTAATCTCTTAACTACTTCTTCAGGATTAATGTATTGTTGGATAGCATCTGGACCCATGGTCTGTGCAATAGTCTGGAGGAAAGACCCCAAGGCTTGTACATCTTGACCCCTACCAAGGCTGTTAATACCAGCAACGATGATAGGTTTAACCATACCTTTTGGTATCTTAGGTATTTCTCCTGTCTTTTGGAAGACACTAAGTTTTCTATTAAGATAAGGTACAAGGAATTCAACAGTAAGTAATCCAAAGAGACCACCTAATTGCTGTTCTAATTCCATCTGAGTCATCTGAACTTCTTGAGCAGTAGTTCTTTCTGACTGTCTAACTTGTAATACTAAGAAAGCTTCATTTAATCTCTTCTCTAATGTAGCCATTAACTCATAGGCTGTTCTAAAGTCAGCAGTTTTACCAACTTGTACAACACCTATATCATCAGGTCTACCTTGAACGATCGCTCCGTTGCCTGCAGTCGCCAGCGTCTGTGGTTTAGTAGTGCTTGAGGGTGATACTACAAAAACAACTTTAGCAGCTGCTGCAGAGCCTTCTACGAGTGCCTGAGACAATGCCTCAAGTGACTTAAGGTCTCCTATAAACTGACCTACTCTACCTCTACCATAAGCCTCACCATCTACAGTATTGAAACGTAGTGGTAGCCAAGGTGTTGAATCGACTGGTGCTTTACCTTGTGATCCTGGTAGTATCTGATCATATACTTCTTGATGCCAAACAAATCTATTATTATCTCTAGTAACATGTGTGTAGACATCACATTCTTGTTCATCGATTTTAGTTTCATCGACTACTGATTCATACTCTTCGATGACTTCTTCATCTGGAAGATACTTCTCTACTAATTTTTTGTTAATCCTTTCTCTTGTAACTATTTCAATCACGTTGCCGTTGCCATCTCGTTCTATCACATAACGGTTCAACGGAAATAACTTCAGTCCTTCTTTACCCATAAAGATGAGAGAGTTACCAGCTACAACTAAGTGTTGTAATGCTTGGTGTATTACTACACGATCATCTGATGCTGCGATAGCATCAAGGATGGTTCGCTCTATCTTTGCAAAGGATAAATCAAGTTCTGACTTTACTTCTGGTGGAAAGTCTTGACCTAACTGAGACTCATCTAATTGTAGTTTGAAGAAACTAGTCTGTGGTGGTACAAGACTAAGAGATAATTTACTTGCTAAGGCAACTACCCCTTTGGCTCCAACGGATTGCCAAGGAGTAGTTAATTGTTTCATGCCTCTAGAGTGTTCTTCATGACCACGTATGAGATATGGTAAGGTAAGATTCGCTGCGTCTTCCGCTTCTGTTAGAAACTGGGAACGATCACTGGATAAATAGTCATATCTAGATTTAGCTGTCATTGTGTTATACGTTTATACTACCGATTTTTAATTTATTACCTTTACGGTTAAAGGAACCTCTTGCTCCACCAAAGTCTCCAACCATACCTTTATAGTTATCTAATAAGTTAATAGTTTTAACTCCTCTAACTCTAGGGTTCAATGGTTGACCCATCATACTACCGTAAGATGCTTTAGCTCTTGCTCGTTCCTGTTGATCTATCTGACCCTCTTGATACTCTGTTACAAAATCATCAATCTGGTCATTCCATTTAGTTACATCATCTAGTTTAGAATTAACATCATTTAGCTTACCACTTAAAGTAGAATCTAGATTACTTAAGTCTCCTGTAAAACCAGTTAGTTGATCAGTGAGAGCTTTCTGTCCAGCATTAAATGTATCTTCCCAAGAATCAAATTTTGTAGTGTAAATATCGTCAATGGATTCTAATCCTTCATCGAATATCTTACTCCACTGTTCCTGCATGTCACTCTGACCTTGACCAAATAGTGACTCAACTTGAGCTTGCCAATCTTCAGGTAGACCACCTGTTACTCCATCAGTAGCAGGGATAAAAGGTTCCTCTACATTTCCAGTACCAGTATCAGTATCACTATCAGTATCAGTACCATCATTATCTATTAATGATTCAGGTACATATTGAGTAGGCATAGCCATCTCTCTTTGAGCTAATCTAATACTGGTAGCATCTGTAAATCCTGTGAATTCTGGATTGAGACGTTTAGCTGCTTCTACTAACTCAGAGTTTTGATTATACCAATCGAAATCTACTGCTGCTTTATTGATATCTTTATATAAAGACATAGTATCTTGTTCAGATAACAATCCGAAGTCTTGACTAAGCCAGTATTTATCATCGATTACTCTTTGTAAATCTAAACCCCAGTCTCTTCTTTGTACATCAGTTAAAGAGTCCCAAAGTTCTTTTTCTCCACCAGTTTCATACTCAGGGTACTCACCTGCAAAGTCTGAGAAGTCATGCCACATTGTGTCATTGCCATCACCTCGTTGCCATAACTGTTGTAAGGCTGATTTCTGTTCCGTTGTGAAAGAAGCCCAAGTATCAGTATCAAATAGAGATTGCTGATCATCCATGTGGTATAAACCAGGAGCACCTCCACCTCTACCAACATTAGACCAAGTACTATCATCAGCACCTGGAACATCCTTTTGTTGCCAATCAAATGGATTAATTACTCCTTCATCAGATATACTATAGCGTAAACCTGCGTCATAAAATCCTTGGGAATCTTCTGTTAATCTATAGTTATCGTCTCCAGAAAGAGCTGTAGCTGCAGCACTAGTAGGATCATGTATGTTCCATGATTCACCAGTGTATTCATAGTCTGGGTTCCAATAACCTTCATGCCACCTAGCAAACTGAATTTCTTGTGGAGTCCAAGCAAAATTAGAAGCTAGTTTACCTTGACCTAAACCTACTTGTGATTTTACCCAGTCTTTATTAACATTATGTCCACCAAGATATTGTTTTCCGTGATCGAAAGTTTGTTTATTCCACATTTCAGCAGACATATCTTCTCTAGCATCTGCATTACTATAGAATTCATCTGTGTCTACGGATTCACCCCAGTAGTCTTTTACCAACCAAGAGTTTTGAAAACCTTGAGTAGCTTTGATATCACCTACGGTTTCTCTAGTACCAGGCTTATACCAGTTCCAATCTTTAGACCATTTCTCATCTTCTTCGTATCCTTTCCAACCTTTAGCTGCAACTACAGGATCCCACCATTGTTCCCATCCTTCATACATTAGTCGTCCTCCAATCTATTACTCAGCCATTCAATGACTGATCGTTGTCCTGCTTTATACATAATTGATCCTATCTCCTCTTTAGGATGTGGGTTAACTGGTGGAAATTTTTCCTCCATTTCTAGGAGGATTGACTCTATGTTTGGCCCGAGTAAAGGCTCAAGCGTATTGGGGTAGGTTGACATTGCTATGCTCGAAAAATGCTGGCATTCGTGCTGACCGTGTATCAGAAAGTTGCGGTGCCTTTCCTTCATACATTAATCGATCTGATGAATCCAGCCAAAAATTTTTGTCCAAATATTTATCGGTAGTATTTATACCTAGTGGCT